GGATACGTCGGCTGCCAGCATGACATTCAGTTCGGGACAAAATATTTCAGTCTGGAAAGATAAATCGGGAAATGCGAATAATTTTTCGGCTCTTCAAGGTGTACCCACCGTTATTACTGATGGCCCATACTCAGTTGTCAATTTTACGTCAAGCGCAACACAACCCATATTAAAATCAGCTAATCAAATAACATGGACCTCATCGTCTGCTTTTTTTGTAGTTTGTAAGGTCACAACCGAAAGTTTGGGATATGTAGTAGCATTTCCTGATATTACCGGTGGCGACTTTTCTATTCGTTTTAGTAGTGGTATTCTAACAGGAACTCAAGGGGCTCTAGGAAACAACGAGGATTTAACTAATTCATATTATGTAAACGGAAACTTCGATCCCAATTATACATCATCTTATTATCTAAATAAATATGCTATTATTGACACTGTTGCTCCCAATACAGCTAAAGGCACTACATCATATGTTACTTTTTCAAGTTCGTTCCTTGACAGGTTTTTCTTTGGAAACATAGCAGAATTTATCTATTATCCCGCCGGTGTTTCTACAGCACAGCGTCAAGATATCGAAGGATATTTGGCTAACAAATGGGGTTTAACTGGGTCACTTCCAGCAGATTTTCCCGGGCGCCCAGTTAATGCTCTGACATTTATTCAAAAACCCGGGCTTCAATATCACACATCTGCTATATTTCCGACTTATTCTAAAATTGTAGCAATTCTTTTATTTCATTTAGATGCGGGTAATCCAGTATCATATTCTGGCTCTGGGTCAACATGGAATGATTTAGCTGGTTCTGGTTTGACAACAACACTATATAATTCACCTACGTATTCTTCAGCAAATGGCGGTTATTTATCATTTGTTCCCAGCAGTAGTCAATATGCGAAGACATCTGCTTCATTATCTGTATTAATAAAATGGACAATTGAATTGTGGCATTATTACAATGGTACTTTCACTGGTAGCCAACCGTGTATTCTATCGGAATTCTTTGCTAGCGGTGCCATTAATTTTTTTCTTGGAACCTTAAATGGTGCGACTCCACCTGAATTACAGGTTGGATTCTTCAATAATAACTGGAATGTTACAGCGCCCGGATATACCTTACCAGCAAATGGCTGGTATCATCTTGTTGGAACATACGATGGGTCAAATGTGAAATTATATGTGAATAATGTTCTTACTCAAACATACGCAACAAGTCAAACTCCTGTATCTAGCGGAGGTGGTATTCACTTAATGAGACGCTGGGATAATCCGGAATATTGGGGTGGCCGTCTTGCGATTATTAAAATTTACGATGATGCGATTTCACTTGGTGATGTTACGACAAATTATAATGCGAATAAGGGTCGCTTTGGCTTAACATAATTATAGTTGTTTGTAAGTAGAATATGCCAGTACTGACAAGGGTGCCAGTTCGTTCATATGCGTATGGATTTACGCCGACAGATATTGCTGGCTGTAAACTTTGGTTGGATGGAGCAGAGCCTGCGGGAAAACTTAAAAAAATCGCAATTTGATAATCTGTCGTTCAATTAGGAATGCCAATAAGAAAAACTACAACTGGATTTGCTTTACAACAACAGAGAATCACAGGAACTGCTTACTACACTGTGTTTTCACCAAAGAGCATACCTGGCTGTGCTTTATGGCTGGATGCTTCGGATTCTAGCACAGTCACTGGTCCTTTATTTGTAAGTGGATGGACAGATAAATCGGGAAATAATCGGCCTGTTTCGGTAATTAATGCGATGGTATATGGAACAACATTCCAGCATAATAAAAGGACCATGGTCTTTGATGGAAGTTGGGCCACTACATCCATTGCTTCTGCTGTGGGAACAGGCGATTTTACACTTGTTGCTGTTTGGAAACCGCTGGCTGCAGGACTATTTGGTGTACTTTCACTTGGAACTTCGCAATCATCATCGCAAAGTCTTGGATATAATGGATCCTATTTTAATTTTTATCAATTTGGTTCATACGAATCTCATTATGTTACATCGCCTAAATGGGCAATTCAGATTGGAACACGTATTGCGTCTGTGAAAACAGTATATATAACTGGTACTGGTGCCACACCGTCTACTTATGATACATTTGATGAACAAGATACAGCTGTTATGATTGGAAACGGTGATGGATTTAATACCTATGGCGAAGTAGCAGAAATCCTAATCTATACAGGAACAATGAGTGATTCCAACAGACAACAACTTGAATCCTATTTAGCGCAGAAATGGGGCTTAACTGCGGATTTACCGGCTGGCCATGCGTTTTTTACCAATCCTGCCGGGTCGCCTCATGTGGGTGTTGTAAAACCGAGTTTGACTTAATTACCTGCTATTTTTGGAAGCCTACAATTTACATATGAACCAATAGCGCCGTTTGCGGGAAATCAATACTTATCTGCTTCTGTAACAGCACCCAGTACAGATTCAGTCACATATGAATGTTGGTTTTATCAAACAGTACAAAATAGTGGTAATAATTCTATAATGACTACTCGGACTGGTGGTGGAGGATATGGCGGTGTTCAAATAGGAATAAATACTTATTGGGGTGGATTTTCACTTGCTACACCTACATTTTTAGCAAATTATGGCTTTGCTCCATCCTTAAATACATGGCATCATATTGCTCTTGTTAGAAATGGGACATCGGCATGGACATTTTATTATGACGGAATTGCTAAAACAAGCAGTCAAGGAGCAACATTTACATATACAGACACTACAAGCACTGATTTATTTATTGGTGCCTTTGCTGAAAGTGGATATCCACAACAATTTACAGGATATATAACTAATTTCCGTTATGTCAAAGGTGTCGCTGTGTATACTGGAAATTTTACAGTTCCAACAATAGCCCTAACTGTAACACAAAGTGCTGGAACAAATATTTCAGCAATTACAGCAGGCCAAACGCAACTACTGCTATTGGAAGCAAGTACTGGATTATTAACTGATACTGCGAATAATACTACAGTCACAAATACTGGTATGGTAACATGGAACACATTGTCACCTTTTTAATCTTACAAATCCGCTGCCTGCGTAGCAAGTTCATCTGCCAAGTTGTTACCCTGCGCCTCATAACTGTTGCCTTTTTGGTGCCCCTTCACGTGTTTTATTTCCAGAAGAGGTTTGATTTCTTCATAGAGTGCGACCATTGGTTCAATAATATCCAAATGAAGAACGGGTTTTCCATCTGCTTTCTTCCAACCCTTCTTCTTCCATCCAGTAGCCCAAACTGTAATACAATTTATAGAATACATACTGTCTGTATAAATTGTAGTCGGGCTTTGTCTTTCCTTTACAATGCGAAACGCATGATAAAATGCCTGAAGTTCCGCCCGTTGATTGGTCTGTGGTTCTTCTGCTGGAAGCTTGACTGAAATCTTTTTGAAAATAAAGCCATCCAGCAAAACTGCTACACCGTAACCTGCTCGTGCTCCTTTCTGTCCATTACCACGAGCAGAACCATCACAAAAAATGTCAGTTTTCATCGCCCCTACTCTATTAAGCGGGTTCGTCTTTAGTTCACTACTTCAGTGCCAACTTAATCTTTTCTGATACCTCATTATTAGTTGAGGGAACACAATCCAAGCAATGGTAATAATAGGATGTGGCCGACTTAGCAGCCTTACCATCCTTACCACCTGCCCCACAGTGCTGGCAACACTTGTTAGCATGATACGTCTCAATCCATTCCGCATGGTTTCTAGCAAGATGGGTCTTTAGATTTCCCTTATTTGTTGACTTCACCGGACAGAAAGGACAATCGTAACTCTTTAGCATATTAACAGACTGCGTGTGTAGAATCAACTTATCAGCGTGATTGTTCTTGATGTGCTGGTCCAGTAATGACTTCTGGTATGTCTTATAGTTGTCACAGTACTTACAGACATGGTCTAGGCGCTCCTGATGCTGACGCTTAATGTGGTAGTGCATCGTACTGGCCTTGTCTCCGGAGACAACAAGGTTACATAAATTACAACAAATTTCATTATTATTGTTTCGGGTATACATTTTATCTGCCTTTTATTCCGGCAGGGCACGGGTTCAATTTTTTGTTACTGTGGTTAAATATTAAGAGGAAACACTGAAGGTATGGCAGGATGAAGATTGCGATTGTTACCCTCTGTATTGGACCGGATTATAGTCGGGCTATGGAGCCGGGTTTTAAGAGCAAGCGTGACTATGCTGCAAAGTGGGGATATGATTTTGTTCTCGGTGGAGAGGAATTCTGGGACCGCGAACGTCCTATTCCATGGTCAAAGATTCCCTTCTTTCTTTCCGTGATGGACAAGTATGATTGGATTTGGTTCTCCGATGCGGATAGTCTTGTAACAAACCCTGAAATTCGGCTGGAAACACTTATTGAGCGGATTTTTCCCCAAGGAGCAGGTAAGGATGCTGCCTGGTGGCTAGATGGTTGTGCCAATATTAACAGTGGCCAGATTCTGGCACGAGGCGGGTCACCGATAGTGAAGCGCTGGCTAAAGGAAACAGGTGAACAGACAGATTTGTTATACCATGGCTGGTGGGAGAATGCTGGAATGATTCGGGTCTGGCAACAGGATCCTGAGATTCAAGCAGGAATTGAGCTTCGGCGTGATTATAAGTGTATCAATGCCTACTTATTCCCGAAGGAAGGCTACGAGGCATGGGCCCCCGGTGATTTTATTCTTCATTTAGCCGGTGTCTATGAACCCAACAATATTTACCGCTTTATGAAATATGCTCTTGTGTGTGTCGAGCAGAAAGTGAAACCAGACCCGGTGCTTATGATGGAATGGGTACGGAATCCTCCTGCTTCCTTAAAAGATGCGGGTCTATAGTAGGAATGGACGCGCATTTTTATGTTTCAGTGGGACATGCTCTTGCTATTGCGCCTGCGCTAATATATATCGGTCTAGCACGGGAGAAGCTTTCACAGTCGGCTTTCATGGGGGTCGGAGCTGTAGGCATTGGTATCTTCTTCTATCACGCATATAAGTTCTATAGTCGTGCTGACTACGAAAGTGGCTGGATAAATTTAATCCATGTTTTGCTAGTCGCACCGGTTTTGATGGTGATTGGCTTTTATGGTAAGCAGACCAGCAGAAGATTCTTTGAGATGTTGCTCATGCTCGGATTTGCCGCTCTCGGATATCACGGATTGTATGTTGTGAAGACTTTGAGTAATCTTTCTGAATAAAGGATAGGGAATGAAATGGGATAAACTACTTTTTATTGTTATTGTACTTGGTGTTCTTTCAGTGTTTCTCTTTGAAAGACCACCTTATCTCTTAAGCAGACCACGAGCAGAATTGGATGCTTTACCGTATTGGAATGAGTCAGATGTCCACGCCCCCACAGTTTCGGGAAAATGTATTGTCTGGATAACAAATGGATATCCGCCGTATTGGGCTTCCGGCAATGAAATGTGTACGCACGCAATGAACTTGGCTCTTTTAGCTCGGGGTCATGAAGTGTGGGTAGGTGTTCCCGGTTTTCCGCCGTGTAATTATGAAGGTGTCCGGTGTTTTGATTTGCGCGACCGAGCCTTATTAAATACACTGCTTCCCCGCACGCACGTTATTGGAGCCTGCACGCTGATTTATAAGCCCGCTGCTGTTCGCTTAGCCAAGAAGTTTCAGACAGCGTTCTTGGACTGTATCCATACATATGCTATTAAACGGACGTATTGGAATGACCTGGGCCCTCTCGGTGACCGCTTCTGGGTCCTGTTTAATACGAATTGGATGAAGGACTATTATAAAGAGGACTGGAAGGACCAATCAATGATGCTTCATCCTCCGGTAGACTGGCGAATGTATACGATTCCTAGTGAACAGAAAAAACCTACATTTGTAACTCTGATTAACTGTAATCAGAACAAGGGTGGTAAACATCTGGTGGAACTAGCAGAGAAGGCTCCTGATTTCCAGTTTCTCGGTGTTCTTGGGGGCTACGATAAACAGATTACCAATACAAACTACGACAATTTAACATATTATCCGCACACACCAAATATTAAGTCTGTATATGAGAAAACTTGGGTCCTATTAATACTGAGCGAATGGGAAACCTATGGGCGCGTGGCCATTGAAGCGATGTCTTCGGGCATTGTTGTTATTGCCACTCCCCTGACGGGAATTAAGGAGGCGTGTGGAGATGCTGCTATTTACCATGAACGGGGCGACATTCCTGGCATAATTGCTAGTTTACGTAAACTAAAGAAGGATCTGAAGTTTTATCAAAAAATGTCGACAAAGGGTGTGGAAAGGGCAAAGAGTATGAATACCGCGGAAGATGTAGAGGTGTTCTGCGGATGGTTTGAGGAGAAGGTTGTAAAAAGCACTATACCTCTGGAAAATCGGCAACCGGCATCGCTGGGTCTGCTTGAAAATTGTCTCCCGATGGACCAATCATAAAAATCTTGGCCCTTAATATAAATGCCCGCTACTGGATCAAAGGCTCAGGTTTACCACGGAACAGCTGCCCACACGAGCGGTGGACTCACAAAGAAGGACCTCGTACTCAACAAGCACGGACGCATCGTAAGCCGTCGCAAGATGATGCTCGGCAAGAAGGCGGTCAAGCACTTGTTTGCCTCCGGCTACAAGCCGAAGAAGGGCACATTCAAGCTCTTCCACAAGGGCGCCAAGGGCACGCGCAAGGGCGGCAAGCGCTTCTTCTAAGCGCTAAGAAACGCTTCTTCTAAGCGCTTTTGCTTTTTTAAAGATAATTAATACAAGCTGTTCATAACAGATTATATTAATATTACATGCTTAACTTATTCCATAAGTGCTGCAAAGGCGCGTAACCATGAGGCAATTTGTCCTTTCAATAATCCCTCATTCGGTGCCTTAGACTCATCTGGCCGATACCAGAAAATCCGCCATTTCCCCTCCGGATTTTTTGCTAAGACAAGACCCAGTTTGAGGGGCGCAACTTGCTGAAGAAGCGACGTCGCATCAATCGCTTTCATGGCCGGTAGTCCACGCATAATCTGCTGGAACACAACGGTCATTGACTGAATCTGCTGGACAGGGATAACAGGAAAAAACATAGCATCCATTGCTTGAAAATTAATAGTTGCCAGTTGGGCCTCAGTCCGTTCAATAATAATGGAACATCCTATGCTGGGAGCAATCTTTTGAAAAAAAGCAAGAGCTTGAGGTGGAACATGGATATCATGCGTTATGAATAAAATAGCGGGCGCAGGCAGATGCTTTATAATAGAACAAATTACAGACCAGTCACCCATTCCCGGATTCTGTAGAATATACTTCCAGTCTGTCAAGAAAATGGGACTCTTATTTGAGCCACATAGCAACATCTTCGTTTGAACTGTTGAAGGAAGAAATTCATACGGAATCCATGTAGTGTCGCTTCTTGCAAGAATATAGGTTATTCCTTGAAGAAGGCTTGAAAAAGCTTCTAGAGAAATATTCTCCTCTGTCATTAATTTTTGATGGTCGGCTGGTTTTATATCCCGTTAATTAGAGATGCTGACAGAGGTCAAAAAGATTGCGCTGATTCTCGGGGTATGCTTATTCTTAGATGCGATGTGGTTGGGCTCCAAGTTTTCGTATTATCAGAACCTGTTTGCCGAGATTCAGAAGTCACCGTTGACAATTCGATTTCTACCAGCTCTGGCTGTTTATATTCTAATTGCTCTGGCAATATGGTACTTTGTATTTCAGATTGCTTCTGAAAGCATCGCCAAAAATCCAGCCAAAGCATTCGCAGTCGGTGCCACATTAGGGTTCTCTATGTATGGTTTATATGATTTGACGAATTATGCCACACTGAGGGGATATACGCTTCAAATGACTTTAACAGATATGGCCTGGGGAACTTTCTTGTGTGGTACGGCTGCTGGTGTAACTTCGTTTACTATGAATACAAAATTCTTATAAGTCTCATGAACATAATATTTTAAAAATTGCGGTTAATTTATTACTATATATTATTTATATTAAATATAATGTATCTTGGGCAAGCAAATCAGGATAGATTTGTGTTATATGTTCTCAAAGAAAAACAAAATGGTTATTTCTTAGAAATCGGTTCCAACCATCCGATAGAGATTAATAACACATATTTAATGGAAAATAAATACAATTGGAAGGGTATCATGGTTGAATATGACAGTAAATATTTACCATTATACAAAAAATATAGGCCAAATAGTATTCATCTTATAAATGATGCCAGAAAAATAGATTATAAGAAAGTATTTGAAAGTAATAATGTTCCTTTATCAATTGATTACTTACAAATAGATTTAGATGAAAATGACGGTTCTACTATAAATGCATTAATAAAGCTTGATGCTGAAATACTGGATACGTATAAATTTGCCACTGTAACATTTGAACATGATACTTTCCGCGGAAATATTTGTAATACAAGAGAAATATCAAGACAAATTTTTAAAAAACGGGGCTATGTTTGTATTTTTGAAGATGTAAATAATGAAGATTGCCCATATGAAGATTGGTATGTCCATCCCGATTTAGTTGATATGGATTATGTCATAAAATTACGCGAAAATAATGACAAAAATTATGTTAATCATCCATTAACTGGAAAAACAATTAAGTGGCAAGCTATTAATTATTCATCTGTTTAAAATTCTCAAATAGTCTAACTATTTCAGAACTTTCGGTCCATTTGAGCTTCGATCTCAATACCTCCGAGTTAACAGCTCGGCGCTCTACCAATTGAGCTAAAAGACCTTTGCGAATGAGTAACACTCCTTCACAATGTTAGTCTAGGGGTTTCTTTTTAAGTCTTAACGCAGTTGCTCTGGATGTCCTACCTTTTTATTCCAGACAAGGCCAACAGATGATAATCCGTCCAACAATAATGTTGTTGGATTCCATTCACTATTCCAATTAAATTCACTTGCTCTATAGTCATACGGAAAAGTATGATGATAGTTGTGCCATCCTTCACCGACTGCCACTATGCTTGTAAGCATATTTTGTCTTGGAGATATTTTAGGATTATAAGGAGTTGATCCCCACATATGGGCAACACTATTAACACACCAAGTTGAATGAAGAAGGAGAATCCATCTAAGAACTCCAAAATAGAAATATCCTATCCATGCTGAATTACACGCATAGTGCCCGTACAAGGTTGGAAGAATAAAACAGAAAAGATGAGAAAGAATAAAATTATATTTGTGTTGAAACATAACAATTTGGTCTTTTTTGATATCGTCCATCAATATTAATTGCGAAGCAATACGAAATTTATCTGTTTTTCTGAAAAAAATCCAGCCAACATGAGAATACCAAAAACCGTATTGAATTGAATGAGGGTCTAATTCTGTATCTGTATGTTTGTGATGCATTCTATGGTCTCTTGTCCATTGATAGATTGAACCCTGGTGTGCGGCCGAATTTGCTAACATGAAGACAAAACGAACTGGCCAAGCAGCCTCATAGGATTTATGTGACCAAAGCCGATGTGCTCCAGCAGTTATTCCAAGCATTCCACTCATTTGTATTGAAAGAATTAGTTCAAGCATTAATCTGTAGGAAAAAATGGATGAAAGATGAAAAAGAGCATATACTGCAAGAATATGATGGGATGTTACATATATGATATTCTTATAATGAAGTTGGGATTTCATTCTATCCTATATTAATAGTAATATTTTGCTTTTCTTTTTGTCTAAACGCACAATAGAAATGAAAGGAATTGCCGTTTTCAAAGGAGAAGGAGGTGTAGAAGGTGAAGCAACTTTTGAGGATACTACGACAGGCTTAGTTATTAAGGCAAAATTCACAAAGCTTCCATCCGGAGAACATGGTTTTCACATTCATACCAATGGCGACCTAAGGGGTGAAGGCTGTTTAGGAGCATGTTCTCATTATGAGAAGGGACCTAAGCGTAATCATGGCGGAACACCTGCTTCTGGTGAAGAAAGACATACAGGAGACCTCGGAAATATCAGTCGTATCGGTTATACCTATAATTTCAAACTAACAGGTGTAACTGTTTTAGATTTACTAGGCAGAACTCTTATTGTCCACGCTGACCCTGATGATTTGGGTAAAGGAGGAGAAGAGGATTCTTTAACAACTGGTCATTCTGGAAAGCGTTTAGGCTGTGCCCTAATTGGTAGAGCAAAGGACTGTGATACGAAGAAAACGCGCAAAGTTCGGCAGTTATCTTGATTTAAGCATATAAAAAGCCGATGCTATAAGACCAAGTGTACAAAGACTAATTATTGGTACAAAAGTATCTTGATTTTGAAAATCTTCATAATTTCGTAAGCTCATATCTTTATTAATCACAATACTATACATTTCACGTGTATTATTATTATCACACGTAGATACTAATATTAGAGTTTTTTCACTTGAACTGTAATTATCGTTATTCATTATTGCTTGAATAACTTGACTTAATGAACATCTATTTTTGTTATTAACTCTTACCTCATCTGAAATATGTTGTCTAAAGTAATAATCGAATTTATTTGGCACACGTTTATCTTCAGAAAACCAGATTATATCATCAAACACATCACCTACATCAATATCTTTATCAGGAAAATTATTTTTATAAAAATGCCAAGTTGGATAATCTATGTTATCATTTTTATTAAATCTATGTAGTAAATTATTCCAATTAAAAGATATATACGGATTTGCTTCATCTCTTAATGTAGTACTTCTATCATGAGCATCCCAAGGTGAACCAACTATTATATTTGGAGGAAGATTTATTGTATTTGTTATGTTCCCTGCTCCACCATGTGCGTTTATTAAAACTATAGTATCGGGCTTATTATCATATTCCATATTAAAATGATTTATTTCAGGGCCTGTTGCTACAGAAGCCTGTCTTCCTTGTCTGGCAAAATATCCTCTTCTTATATTGGTCATTCTACTCTGGTATACTTATTTTAACTAGATTGTTGGTTTGTAGGCCCATTGTAAGAGCGCCTGTCGTTGCCTTGGTCTACACTTTAGATTTCCAGCAGTACAATTCTTTCGGACTGCTCCGGCATGGCGTGTGAAGGCTATCCAACGTTTCTTTTGGACTGTGTCAAGTTCAGGTAGACGGCGACCAAGAAAGTACCGGCAATACCATTGAAACCACCCTTTGGTGTCGGGATTCTTGCTGGAAGAAAGAATATCATACTGCTTTCTTCTCGTTACCCGTTTAGATGAAGGTACCCAGCCATTTAAACGCCATTGTTCGAGCGGAAGACGGCTTTTTATTTTAAACATGTTTATCTCCGGATTGGCTCCTTCAGGACTGAGTTTCTTTTTTGCAAGAGCCCCTTCGTACCACTGGCGCGGGAATTCCGCTGTATCATTATTTATATAACGTCCTTCAAAAACGCCTTTTGCTAGCATCTCAGCGGGTGTCAACTGGGGGCTGAACCGGCCATCCTTGATTTTCCCATAGGGTTTAGTTAATTTATATGTTGTATTTCTGGCACGAATCACACGACCAGGTCTATAAAAAGAAATGGGCTTGGATTTTTTGACTTTCTGTGTTAGTTGTTTTAACAACATCCCTACTTATGACGGGCATTTCCCTTGCGACTCTGGCGCTGGCCCTTGCG